CCAAAACTTAGCAGCAAATACAGACTTGGTTGGAAAGAAAAAAGAAGCATTAATAGAAACAATTGAAAACCTTAAAAAGACTCGTGAACTCTTAACAGAAAAAGTCAAAATAGAAAAATTTGAAGCTGAAACAGTTCAAAAAATAAAAGCCTTTGGAACAGGTGCATCAACCGTAATGCAGATAATAAATTTCTTACTAAGAAGATAATTTTTTAACAATTAAAACCACAAAACATGAGACGAAAATCTTACGGACGCGGAAGAAAAAGAAAAGTAAGTAGAACATATTACATCTCTCGCGGAGGAACAAGACTCTAAAAATACTGCTCTGCAGAGGTGCAACAGTAACCCACTGCAAGACCTACCCTTCGGGGTAGGTTTACAACCCTTGCAAGGGGAAAAAACCTAAAAAAAATCAATCACAAAAACAAAACGAAAATGAAAAAAAACATCTTCACTTCAATCCAACTCAAAAAACCCAAAAAAAACAGTTTCGATTTATCACACGACGTGAAACTAACTGCACAAATGGGTAACTTAACTCCAATTCTTACTTTAGAATGTGTGCCGGGTGACAAATTTAATTTAGGATGCGAAAGCCTATTAAGATTTGCTCCAATGACAGCCCCCGTAATGCATCGCATGGACGTATCAATGCACTATTTCTTTGTACCTAATCGTATATTATGGTCAAATTGGGAAAAATTTATAACAGATGCAAATAGTGGAATAGTAGCACCAACTTTAGACTCACCAACATTTGAGTCACAATGGGCACACAGATTTGGAACAGCAGCTAAAACTGCAGATTATTTGGGAGTTCCACCACCACCAAATAATCATAACACAACTTCAGTTTCGGCTTTACCATTTGCTGCATATCAATGTATATATAACGAATATTATCGAGACCAAAATTTAATTCCACCAATTAACTATAAATTAGTAGATGGTAATAACCGTACAACAGATGAAAGAGTTCGAGAATTAACAACATTACGTAAAAGAGCATGGGAACACGACTATTTTACAAGTGCATTACCATTTGCACAAAAAGGTGCAGCAGTAGATATACCTTTAGGACAACTTAATGGAGATGCTCCCGTTTATGTTAATAGTCCAAGTGGAACAACTTTAACTGGAACTCCAAATAATATAGTAGTAGGTTCAGGAATAACCGGAGATGCTAACGCCGGCGAATTATTCGCAAACACAAGTGGTGTATCAGTAGCAAATACAACTATTAACGATTTAAGACGTGCATATCGTTTACAAGAATGGTTAGAAAAGAACGCAAGAGGTGGAACTCGTTATGTAGAAAGTATTTTATCTCATTTTGGAGTAAAATCTTCAGACGCAAGATTACAACGCCCTGAATACATTACCGGAGTTAAAACACCCGTAATTGTTTCAGAAGTACTAAACACAACCGGACAGACTACAGGATTACCACAAGGTAACATGGCAGGACACGGAATTTCAGTGTCTACAGGAAAATCGGGTTCATACTACTGTGAAGAACATGGATACATTATCGGAATTATGTCTGTAATGCCTACAACAGCATACCAACAAGGCATCCCACGTACATTCCTTAAGAATGATACATTAGACTACTTTTGGCCAACATTTGCAAATATTGGTGAGCAAGAAGTGCAAAACCAAGAATTATTTGCATATACACCATCAGGAACTCAAACATTTGGATATGTACCACGATACGCAGAATACAAGTACATGCCTTCACGAGTAGCAGGTGATTTCAGAACAACTTTAGACTACTGGCATTTAGGTAGAATATTTACAAATCAACCAAATCTCAATAAAGAATTTGTAGAATGCAATCCTACTTCAACAACACGCATATTTGCCGTAGAAGATGGTACTGACCCATTATATTGCCATGTATACAACAAAATCCACGCATTACGACCAATGCCCAAATTTGGTACACCAACTATTTAATGTCGACTCATTGCATGAATCCTTTTAAACTTACAGAAGAAAACGGCGGACATCTTGTCCCTTGTAGCAAGTGCCTAAACTGTAAGAGAAGGAGAACATCAGCATGGAGTATAAG